TATCAATCATTTCAGTTGGCGGAAGGTTGGCGAACTTTACCATTACGCGAAGTCTTCATCCTATAATTACCGCGCTGAATGTCTGAACGCAGTCGCCCCGTTCGTCCCGAAGGAAGCCTTCATTCCGGACAACAAATTCAAATCTTTGAAAGTCTGTACTAAATTGGACTGAATTAGACTTTCTTTTATAGTAATATGCTATCAGGAACAGAACGAAGTTACACTTCATCACACATTCATTCTGTATTTCCTGACCTTTCAAAGACAAAGACCCTTGCTTATCCGATTGTGCAAGGGTCTTTCTTATTGGGGGAATGACAATGCCGAAAACGGAACGTGCCGATCATACATGGGCGAAAGCGCAATATAAAAAGGCAAAGAAGATAATCTTCAACAGTCAGACGGTTTGCGGAATATGCGGGCGACCCGTTGACTTTAAGAAAGTGTTTCCTGACCCGTGGTCGCCGACACTTGACCACATTGTCCCCGTCCAGAAAGGCGGTGACCCCGCAAGCTTGGAAAATCTTCAGCTTGCGCATTTACAATGCAACCGCATTAAATCAACAAAAATGGTCGAACCGCAAGTCAAGGAAAAATCCGTTGACAACAGAAATCTTCCGTTGTCTTGCGATTGGTCGACGATATAAGGGGGCTATATAACCCCTAAATTGCTTTGGAAGGTCAACCACAACTCTATACTGTGACCTTTCCCGATAGAAAGTGTGTGTCTATGCCAAACAAACACGAAAAAGAAAAAGAAAAAAATATAAAAGCGTGTTCAGTCATCCGTGACAACCCGTCAGCGAAGCCCGTTGCGGTCATTCAGGCGGTTCGTGCGATCAATAAGCTATTACCGCGTGACAATCCGGAACAACATTCAGCGTTTGACAAGAACCTGAAAGCTTTGATTCGGATTCGTGACAATGTCGCGATCGAAGACACAATCCGAATTATGGCAATGAACACAATTAACACAATGCTGGAATCAGCAAGTCCCGTGACGGATGACGCGCCGACGGAACTTGACGTTATCAACAAAATAAGGGGTTCGAAGAAATGAGCGAATTGAAGGGTGTTGCATACCTTGAAAGAAAACTGAACGCAAAAAGAAGTCGCGTGAAACTTCGTTATAACTACTATGAGCAAAAGGCGATTGCTTCGGACTTGGGTATTTCCACACCGAAGGGGCTTGAATGGTTGAACACTATCAATGGTTGGTGTACGAAGGCGGTTGATTCTTTAGCCGACAGATTACAGTTCGACAAGTTCGACAACGACTATTTCGACTTCGAAACAATGTTCAATCAGAACAACCCAGACATTTTCTTTGATGATTCCATTCTTTCGGCTTTGATTTCGTCTTGTTGCTTTGTCCTGATTACAAAGGGTGAATTAAACGATTTAGGTCAGCGAATCCGCTTTCAGGTAATAGACGGCGGAAACGCAACGGGAATTATTGACGACTTCACAAAGCTTTTGTCCGAAGGCTACGCAGTTTTGAATCGTGACGACAACGGAAACGTCAAAAGATATGCTTACTGTACGGCGGGAAAGACTGAAATCTATGAAGACGGGAAACTGATCGCGGTCGAAACCTTCAAATCGAAGTATTGCGCATTGGTTCCGATTATCTATAAGCCGGATTCAAAAAGGGAATTCGGACATTCCAGAATTTCCCGCGCTTGTATGGACTACGCACGACAAGCAATGCGAACCGTCAAGCGAATGGAAATATCCGCTGAATTCTATTCCTTCCCGCAAAAATACATTACGGGACTTGCGCAAGACGCTGAAGACCTTGACAAGTGGAAGTCGGCAATGTCCGCAATGCTTGCGTTCACAAAGGATGACGAAGGCGATTCACCGACGGTCGGTCAGTTCCAGACGGGTTCAATGGCACCGCACGTCGAACAGATAAAGTCTATTGCTTCAATGTTCGCGGGTGAAACGGGGCTTACCCTTGACGACTTGGGATTCGTTACTTCGAACCCGTCTTCCGCTGAAGCGATCAAGGCGGGACACGAATCTTTAAGACTGATTGCGACAAAGGCACAAAGGTGCTTCGGTGTCGGATTCAAGAACGTCGGCTATATCGGCGCGTGTATTCGTGACAATTATGCTTATTTGCGCGAAGAAGTCTTCAATACGAAAGTTATCTGGAAACCGACATTCGAACCGGACGCACAAATGCTTTCCGCAATCGGTGACGGTGTCCTTAAACTCAATCAGGCAATGGAAAACGGCGGTTCCTTTATCGACGGCGAAAAAATGCGCCGTCTTACGGGTATTGAATAATGGCTTTGACGTTTGACGACATAAAAGACGAATTTATGACGAAAGTCAACGCTGACCCGACTGTTCAGCGTTGTTTGCGGACAATCCACGACGGACGCGGAACTTATACGACCGCGAACAGACTTGCAAAGCGTGTCGGGGAAACATTGGGAAAGGTTCTGAAGGAACACGACCCGATTGAAAATATCAACGAATGGGATTATGTCAATCTGATTCCGCAGTCATTGGGATTGAATCAGCAAATAATCGTTGACGCGTGCCGTGACGTTCAGAACGGTTTGAACGCAAAGAACGGAATCGGTATCAGGTATCAGGAACCTAAATTTGATTGGGACAGAATAAATGGCTTGATAACTGAACTTCGGGACAATCCCGAATTCAAGAACATTGAAAAGTCGTTTTACGATCAACTAACGAACTTCAGCGAAAACATTGTGGATGATTCAATCCGCGACAATGTCGGTCGGCTTTATCGTTCGGGAATCCGAACAATGGTTATCCGTCAGGCTGAAGCGGGCGCGTGCAAGTGGTGTCAGGAAGTCGCGGGAACATACGATTATTCGGAAGTCCGGATGACGGGTTCTGACGTTTGGCGAAGGCACGATAACTGTCATTGCACGATTGATTATATAACCGAAAAAGATTCTGGATTCTATTCAGAACGGGTCAATAATCAAAGAAGGTCATAAAGGGGGTGTTTTTATGCCGAAACATTCACGGGACAAGCCAATAAAACGAAAGGGGTGAAACGACGGTGTCAAGAATCGGAAATCAGATTCCGACACAATCCGTTGTTTTACCTTATGAAAAGTCATACGGCGAAGAAGCCGTCAAGCTTTACAATCTAACAACAAACATTTGTCAGGATTGGCAAGCCTTGTTATTAAACGACATTATGGCGACGAATGACGAAGGACTTTGGGTTCACACAAAGTTCGGTTATTCTGTCCCGCGTCGTAACGGTAAGACCGAAATCCTGACACAAAGGGAACTTTGGGGACTGATTGTCGGTGCCGAACACATTTTGCACACCGCACACCTGACAGACACCGCGCATATTGCGTGGGAACGTCTTTTGTTCCGCTTAAACGAAATCGGACTTAAACCGAAATCCGCGTTAAAGGGTTACGGCAAAGAACGAATCGAACTGAACAACGGCGGGGTGATTGACTTCAGGACAAGAACTTCATCCGGTGCGTTGGGTTCTGGATATGATTTGTTAGTCATAGACGAAGCGCAAGAATACACAACAGCGCAACAAACCGCGCTGAATTACGTTGTGTCGTCTTCAAAGAATCCGCAAACCCTAATGTGTGGAACACCACCAACGGCGGTTTCAAACGGAACTGTCTTTCGTGATTACCGCGATAAAACCCTTCAGGGCGAATCAATCAACGGTGGGTGGGCTGAATGGTCGGTCGACAAGAAAACGAATGTCAAAGACAAAGAAGCGTGGTATATGACAAGCCCGTCTTTGGGAACAATCCTGACAGAAAGAATCGTTCAGGATGAAATCAACGGCGACGACTTGGATTTCAATATCCAGCGTTTGGGACTTTGGATTCGTTACAATCAGCAATCGGCAATTTCCGCGCCTGATTGGGACGCGTTGAAGGTCGAATCCCTTCCGAAGTTCAAATCACCGCTTTTCGCGGGTGTGAAATTCGGGCGGGACAGTCTGAACGCGTGTCTTTCGATCGCGTGCAAGACGGATGACGACCGAATCTTTGTTGAATCAATAGATTGTAGAAATCAGCGTGACGGGAACGAATGGATTCTGAACTTCCTTATGAAATGCCGTTTTCAGACTGTATTAGTCGACGGTGCTTCCGGTGTTGAAACATTCCTTCGGGAATGTAAAGAACAAAAGCTGAAAGGTGTTTCAAAAGTAGGGTTCAAAGAAGTCATTCAGGGTTCGTCAGACTTTGAAACCGCGATCGCGAATAAGACCATTTGTCACAACGGACAACCCGCCTTGCGACAGTCGGTCACAAATTGCAAACATAGAGCAATCGGAAGCGGTGGCGGTTACGGGTATCAGACATTGGACGACGAAATCGAAGTCGCCCTTGTCGAATCAACAGTTTTAGCGACTTACGCGTGCAACAACGCAAAGGAAGCGAAGAAGCAACGTGTCAGTTACTAATAAATTTACGTTACCGAACGGATTGAAATCGGGGAAAGGACAATAATATGTCAGAAACAATCGAAACGGGCTTCAAGCCCATTGAAACGCAAGAAGAACTGAACGCGATCATTAAAGAACGCTTGAAGCGCGAACGCGAATCCGCTGAAAAACGCTTCGAAGGTTGGGTTTCACCTGAAGACCACGCGAAAGCTATTGAAGACGCTAACAAAGCGTTTGATGATTACAAGAAGGTTCACGAAAGCGACGAACAGACAATCAAAGACCTGACCGCAAAGAATAAGGAATATGAAACGGCAAGCCTTAAAAGCCGGATTGCACACGAAGTCGGATTGTCATTTGAATGGATTTCCAGAATCAGCGGGGATGACGAACAGTCAATCCGTGCCGACGCGGAATCTCTCAAAAAGTTAGTCGGTAATGGTTCGACACCTATCCCGACAAAATCAACCGAAACCGAAACCCCGCCTGACACGCACAATGCGTCACTTATGGCGGTGCTAAACGGTGTAAAAAAACTATAAAAACAAAGGAAGGTAAATGAATTATGGCATTTGCAAGCACAATTTTTCCCCACGATTTAGTTAAGGAAATCTTTATTGGCGCAAAGGGTAAGTCTTCCATTGCGAAGCTTTCAGGACAGACACCGATCGCGTTCAACGGAACAGACGTTATGACTTTCTCCCTTACGGGTGAAGTTAACCTTGTTGCTGAAGGCACCGCAAAAGGCGAACACACCAACGGTGCGGACACAATCAAGATTGTTCCCGTCAAGGTAGAGTACGGCGCAAGAGTTAACGACGAATTCGTTCGTTGCGCTGAAGCAAAACAGCTTGAATACCTTTCCGCTTTTGCTGAAGGTTTCAGCGGAAAGATTGGTCGCGGTCTTGATATTATGGTTATGCACGGCACAAACCCCGCAACCGGAACACCCGCAACAACACTTATCGGAACAAATTCTTTCGATACAAACACAGACGTTACAGACGTTACTTATGACAACACAAACCCCGAAGGCAATATCGCAAGTATGGTCAGCGGAATCGGTGACTATGACTTCAACGGTTTTGCAATGGATAAGACATTCGCTTCAGACCTTGCAAGCCTGAAGGTTAACGGTGTTCCGCAGTATCCTGAACTTGGTTGGGGTGCTACACCTGATTCAATCAAGGGTGTTCCCGTTGACGTAAACACAACAGTTTCCGCAGTTGCGGGCAAGCACGCTTACGGTGGCGACTTCCAGAACGCTTTCAAGTGGGGTTACGCTGACGTTATCAATTTCGACGTTATCGAATACGGCGACCCTGACGGCAAGGGCGACCTGAAGCGTTACAATCAGGTCTATCTCCGTGCCGAAGCTTGGATTGGTTGGGCTATCCTTGACGGTTCCGCTTTTGCAAGGATTGAAGCATGATTTACCGTAATAAGAAGACCGGACAAATCATTGACGTTCCTTCGTCTATTGGCGGTAATTGGGAAAGAATCAATGACGTGAAGGTTCCTGAAAAGGAACCTTCCGTCATTTCCGAACCTGAAACCGTTGAAACTGACGACAAGGAAGTCAAGACGGCAAAAAGAAGAAGAAAATCCACAAAGTAAAGGGGAATCACAATGTCAGATTACGCAACCGTTCAGGACATCCAGAACCTGAAAAGGTCACTTACAAATGATGAACAGACACGGGCGGGTCATCTGATTCCGATTATCTGTTCCCTTATTCGTTTTGAAGCAAAAAAGACGGGTCGCGACTACGATCAAATGATTTTTGAATCCGAACTTGTTTCCCTGATTGACACTTTCACGGGAAACGGCGAAGAAACAGAATTCAATTTGTCTTACGTTCCTTGTAATACCCCTATAATCGCCGTAAACGGTGTTGTAGTCGCTTCGGAAGATTATTCAATATCGAATAATGTTCTGACGTTCAACAACGCGCCCACGGGCGAAATTTGGGCGACATACGATTACCGCGCTTTGGCGGAAGTTGCAAAGGCGGTTGTTTGTGACGTGGTAATTCGCGAACTGAACACACCTTCAATGCAAGTCCCCGCGACAAGCTATTCGGAATCGGCGGGAAGTGTTTCACATTCCTATTCGTTGCCGAACGCTTCGGGCGCGATCAAGTTGTGGAATTCAGACATAAAGGCTTTGGGTCTTAAACGTCAGAAAATAGACGTTATCGACCTTTTGAAAGGAAAGAAGGGGTGATTTTATGCTTCCTTCATTTTGCAATCAGACGGTCGAAAGATTACGTCCCGCAACAAAAACCGTTCGCGGTTCCGTTGTCCCTGATTGGGGAAATGCAAATTCAAAGGAAATCAACGGGGTTTCAATGCAACCCGCTTCGACTTCATTGTCGACAGACGGTCGCGTTCTTGGAATCTCCGACAGATATACTTTGTTTGCACCGCCGACGGCTGACATAAAGGCGGGCGACCGAATCGTTTTTGACGGGAAACCTTACGAAATCGACGGCGACGTCAGAATTCAGCCTTCAGTCTTGAATTTAGACCACATTGAAATAACTTTAAGGCGATACAATGGGTAATTCTGGAATAACACACATTGAATTCAACAACGACGGATTCAAGGCAATATTACAGTCCGACGGGTGCCGTGAAGTCATAGAACAGACGGCAAACGAAATCGCGGACAAGGCAAATTCAAACAATACGCGCGGTGGAACCGGATTCAATTCAAAGGTTGAATTGGGAACACGGGCGGGTCGTTATATTGGGTTTGTCTATTCGACGGACAAGGATTCGTTGATTGCCGAAACTGAAGACGGCGCATTATCGGGGGCAATCTTATGATTATTTACAAATCAATCGACATTGAAGACGAAGTCAGGCTTGCGCTTTCATCCACATTGAAAGCGTATGTCAGACCGCTTCCCGCTGACTTTGAAACACCTTCCATTTTGGTTGAACTTATCGGCGGGACTTCAGCAAATCGCATTGACACGTTTACGGTCAGGTTGTCTTCCCGTGCTGAATTAGAATCCGACGCGTTGGATTTGCTTCGAACGGCTTTGGGTGTTCTGGAATACAAAGCAAAGAATCAGTTCGGTTTCCTTCGATTTTCAACCGAACAGAATCTTTCGAATTGGGGGAATGACCCCGTTCGACCTGACTTGTGTTTGTGTCAGGCGACCGTTCAGGTTGTCGCACACAAAGAGCAAGTCGAAATCGAAGAATAAATAAAAGAAAGGAACATAATATTATGTCTGACGTTTTAATTGGTGCCGGTCTTGCGACTGGTATGTTTTACACCGCACCGAAGGGAACAGCCCTTCCCGTGTCACCTATGGAAACATTGGGCGCGGATTGGACTGAAGTCGGCGCGATCACAGAAGACGGAATCACATTGACACTTCCTTCAGGCGACGTTCTTCGTAATTGGGCGAAGATTGCCGAAAGAAAGGTTAACACTGAAAACGGTTCCGTTTCCGCGCCTATTATGTATACCACAAAAAAAGTACTTGAAACTCTTTTCGGTGCTTCAAACGTAACACACGTTAACGCTGACACAACACACGGAAGCGTTGATTCCGTCACACTTGCGCCCGACGTGTCCGCCGAACCCGCTTCCTATCTGTTCTTGATGAAGGACGGCGACCGTTTGGCAATGCTTGCGACAAATGACGCATTGATAACGGAAATTGGCGACGTTGCCTTCAACGGTAATGCTTCCGCAAATTGGGAAGCTACGATCGAAGGAACTTGGACGTTCGCAACGGATGACGGTCAGACCGTATAAAGAAAGGTGGTTCCGATATGCCTAACGAACTGAACTTTACAGAAAAGCACACGGAAGTTCTTATTGTCAGAATTGGCGAAAAAGAATATTCCATTCCCCTTGCAACGTCAATCCCTTACAAAAAAGCAAAGTCATTGCTGAAGCTTGCAAAAGCTGACGAAGAAACCGCGCTTGACGGATTTCTTGAATTCTTTTCACAGTATATTCCGTCGGAAGTTCTGGAAGAACTGACAATGCGCGAACTGACAATGCTTGCGAAGGCTTGGACGGGTCAGACTAAAAAGGAAGGCGGTCAGACATTGGGGGAATAATCAGCCTTGTTGATTTCGTTTCGAAACACGACAAGGCGATTACTTATGACCTTCTTACTAAAACAAAGTATTCTTTGGATGACGTAGGGGGCGAACTTTCGTGGTTCGCCCTTTCGTCATTTATAGAGAATTTAGACACGGATTCCGCTTTGGCGCGTGACCTGAAGAAGTCGACGGGTTGGGAAAAGACAATCCAGACGAACGTCATTCTTGCCGACATTTACGATTTACTTCAGGCAATCAATATAAATCTTTGTGCGGTGGGCGGAAGCAAACAACACAGAAAAGTAAAACCCTATCCGCGACCGTTCGGAAAGGACAATTCGGTTCGAAAGATTGGTAAAGACCCTTTACCTTTCAACGAACTGAAAGAATGGATAAAAAGGAAACAAGGCAATGGCTAATGGAAATGAAATCGCACGGGCTTATGTCACGATCGTTCCTTCAATGCAAGGTTCACAGTCGACCATTACAAGCGAACTGACGGGAATAACGACACCCGCAAGCGAAACGGCGGGCGAAGAATCGGGAAAGCATTTCGGCGAATCTTTGGCAAAGGGCTTGAAGGCTACTGCGGGAATCGTTGCGGGTGCAATGACCGCAATAACTGCGGGCGCGGTTGCAACGGGGAAAGCATTTATTGACGCGACAAAAGACGTTGCCGAATACGGCGACACGGTCGACAAAGAATCACAGAAAATGCACATTTCCGCTGAAGCTTATCAGGAATGGGATTTCATACTTCAGCACGCGGGTTCATCCGTTGAAGGAATGAAAACCGCAATGAAGACATTGACCGCACAAGCTGAAAGCGGTTCCGACGCGTTTGAAGCGTTGGGGCTTTCGACTGAACAAATCGCGTCAATGTCACAAGAAGAATTATTCGGCGCGGTTATAACCGGATTACAAGGTGTTGAAGACGAATCCGAACGAACGGTTCTTGCTCAAAGCCTTTTGGGTCGTTCATCCGTTGAAATGACCGCATTGTTCAATATGTCCGCCGAAGAAACGGAAGACCTTCGAAATCAGGTTCACGAATTGGGCGGTGTTATGTCTGACGAAGCGGTCAAAGCTTCGGCGGGATATGCCGATTCTTTACAGAACCTTGAAACTTCGTTTTCGGGTCTTAAAAAGAATCTAATGTCCGAATTTCTTCCGTCAGTTACAAAGACAATGGACGGATTGGCAAAGGTATTCAGCGGTGACAAATCGGGAATCGGTGACATTCAGGAAGGAATCAAAGGGGTCATTTCGGATTTGACCGCGCTTGCACCTGAATTCTTCAGTTTGGCGCAAACCCTGATATTTTCATTACTTGAAGGCTTCGCGCCTATGTTGCCGTCATTAGTCCAGACATTATTTTCGATAACGATTCAAGCAATCACGACATTAACTTCACTATTGCCTTCACTAATGCCGTCAATAATTTCGGGAATTCAGGGAATATTTCAGGCATTATTTCAGGCATTACCCGTTATCACGTCGTCATTGTTTCAGCTTGTAATGTCCCTTGTTACTTGGCTTTCGGAAGACGGAAATATTGAATCGTTCATTCAAGGAATAATTCAAGTCGTGGTTCTGATTGTGGAACAGTTCGCGCAAATATTACCCGTTCTTTTACCCGCGATTGTCAAAATCGTTGGTGAAGTCGTGAACGCATTGTTAGAGCCTGACACGATCATGATGTTAGTCGGTGCCGTTCTGGAATTGGTCGGCGCGATATTCGTCGCCCTTGTAAATTGTGTTCCTGAATTCATTGATTTCATAATTGGTCTTGTTGACAATCTGTCAAACCTTGTTGTCATGTTCCTTGATTGGATTGTCCCAATAATATCAAAGGGGCTGACAAATGTAATAAACACGGTCAAGTCTTGGGGTGAAAACATAAAGAATTTCGTTGTTGGTATTTGGAACCATATTAAAACGGGTGTCAGTAATTTTATTACAACCCTGAAAAACAATTTTGCAAACGGTTTCAACGCGATCAAAACAAACATTTCGAATGTCATTAACAATATAAAAAACTTTGTCAATAACATCCTGAACACCTTGAAACAGTTACCCGCGCAAGCACAAGCAATGGGACACAATCTTATTGCGGGGTTCTGGAATGGTATTTCCAATATGATTGATTGGGTTGTCGACAAGGTTTCAGGATTCGCGAACAGTATTGTTTCGACGGTCAAGAAAGCCTTCGGGATTCATTCGCCGTCAAAGGTATTCGCTGAAATCGGCGGTTATCTTGCCGAAGGTCTTGACGAAGGCTTTTCCGACGGAATGGATTCTGTTCAGGAAGATATGTTGAACGCAACCGACGGATTGACCGCTTCAATGACTGCGGAAGTCACGACATACGGGGCGCAAGCTTCGACGTTGTCCGGTTCTGAAGTCAACAATTTTAACGGCGGTTCAATCTCAATCAACGTATACGGTGCGGAAGGTCAGAACATAAATGACCTTGCTGAAGTTATCGCGGTCAAACTTGACAATATGACACGAAGAAAGGGTTCTGTATATGCCTAATATCATAAATGAACTTACAAACAAGCGTGGCTTGATTGTATACGGTGGCGGGTCTTCATCTGACTATGGCATTGTCGTTAGTGAAGCCCCGTCATTCGACAAACCGACAAAGCGTTCGAACGTGTTCAATGTTCAGGGAAGAAACGGTTCCATAATCTTTCAGGACGGTTCTTTTGATGACGTGACGCGTTCTTATAAAGTTTGGATTGCTGAAGAAAACAACGATTTAGCGGATAAAGTCAACGCGGTTTCAGCTTGGCTTTATTCGAAATCGGGTTATCAGCGGTTGGAAGATTCCTTCGAACCTGACGTGTTCCGTCTTGCTTACTACAACGGAAGCGGGAACATTTCAAATGAACTTATGACTTACGGTGAAACGACATTGACTTTCACTTGTCGACCTGAAAGGTTCCTGAAGTCGGGCGAACAAGAAATCGAAGTCCAGAACGGCGATTCTATCTTCAACCCGACAATGTTTGACGCAAAACCCCTGATTCACATTGAAGGTTCGGGGGTTGTTACGTTCAATATCAGCGGAACGGCAATCGTTGCGAATGTTACGGACTTCATAAATATTGATTGTGACCGTTTGGACGCTTACAGATTGCCGTCTGAAAACAGAAATGCTTACATTTCAGGAACATTCCCGAAGATTTCATCCGGTGCAAACACGATCGGAATTACGGGAACGGTTTCAAAGGTCACAATCACACCGCGATTCTATACGATATAAAGGGGAACAAATATGATTCCGATTCTTTATAATGCCGTTACTGAAGGCACGGTTCCGAACGATTACGGAATCGGGTCGCTGACAGATTGTCTTTCGTGTGAAGTCACGGAAGAAAGAAACGGAAGTTATGAATTAACGCTTTCTTATGCGGTCGGTGGAATCCACGCTGAAGAAATCGAAGTCAACCGCATAATAAAGGCGAAACCGAACTACACCGACAACCCGCAGTTGTTCCGAATCTATAAAGTCGGAAAGGCAATGAACGAAAGGTTTCAAGTCAACGCACAACACATTTCGTATGACCTTTCGGGAAAAATCCTTCCCGCTGAAATACTGACGTTTGACGCGTTGGCGACCGTTCAGGCGATAACGAATCAGGGTGGCGGTAATTTCACGGTTGAAACCGATATTTCGTCATCCAGAACATTCAAGACTGACGTTCCCGCTTCAACCCGTTCGTGGTTTGGCGGGAAGACGGGAAGTCTTCTTGATATATACGGCGGCGAATGGAAATATGACAATTTCACTTGTTCTTTGCTTGCTTCACGCGGAACCGATCGCGGAACGACTATTCGTTACGGGAAGAATTTAACCGAACTTTCACAAGAAATTTCATTCGAAAACCTTGTCACGGCGATTGTCCCGTATGCGGTCAATCCTGACAACAACAACGTGATAACGGGTGCGGAAGTTCCAACGGGGCTTTCCCTGAATGTCGACAGAAAGCTTGCAATGGACTTCACCGACGGGATTGAATGGAAGGACACGACACCCGTAACAACGCAATTAAACACCCTTGCAACACGTTACGTCACCGCGAATCGTTCTTCAATGATAAACATGAAGAATTCAATCACGCTGAATTTCGCGCAATCAGGGGACTTGAAAGAACGTGTCGACTTGTGCGACACGGTCAGAATATATTTTGAAGCTTTGGGAATCACCGCTTCGGCGAAATGCGTTTCCGCAACGTGGGACGTATTGGCTGACAGATATTCTTCGAACACCTTCGGGGACGCGGTTTCAAACATTTCAGACACAATCGCAACGGTCGAAAAGAAAATCGTCAATGTTCCGACAAAGAATGAAGTCGCGCAAACCGTGTCTGAAGCAACGCAAATGATAACGGGCAATTTGGGCGGTTATGTTGTCTTCCACGATTCCGACAATGACGGTCAGCCTGACGAAATTCTGATTATGGATGAACCGGACATTGCGGACGCGCTGAATGTTTGGCGGTGGAATAAAAACGGTTTGGGTTTTTCTTCAACGGGATATTCGGGGTCGTATGACACGCTCGCTTTGACCGCTGACGGAAAAATCAACGCTTCGGCGATAACTGCGGGAACCTTACTTGCCGATTTAATAAAGGCGGGAATTCTTTCTGACGCGCAAGGAAATTCAACGATCAATATGACGAACGGTGTCGCAAAGATGTTAAATCTCAAAGCGATTTCATCCTTCGACCTTATTGAATCGGATGACAGTATATATGCTACTATGGGTCATTCAAGACCTAATGAAGCGCATTTGTATTTGTTGAATTTCGCGAAGCTTGTCGCAAGTTCTATCACGTCAAGCCTTGTCCTGAAAAACGACACCGCTGACGGTGAAATCTTTCTTGAATCCTATGAAGGCGGAAGTGAATTCCGCATGAAATACGGAAACGGGACACAATACGAAACAACCCGAATATATCAAGGTTCTTCGGGCGCGGTTATGAATCTTAACACGCTTGCGGGAAAGTTAAGAATCCAAAATTCAGCTTCATCAACGGGCGGGTCAATATTTATTTATAACGATTCCGACAATGTTGTCGCGCAATTTTCAGTTGGTGGCGGTAATAAAGACGGCATTATGTATTTGTTCAAAGCCGACCACACCGCGACAATTTGGGCTTTGGGTCACACGGGGAATATCACTTGTGTTTCACTTACGCAAACTTCATCCCGCAAGGTCAAAGACAATATAAAACCGATTGAAGATTCCGCAAAGATTTTGGATTTGCAAGCGGTTTCGTTTGATTTTAAGGACAAGGACAAGGGAACCAACAAGCGCGGATTCATTGCTGAAGACGTGGAAAAGGTTCTTCCGAACCTTGTCACACCTGAAGACGAAGAAAAGCCCGCTTCGATCAATTACGTCGAAATGATTCCTTATCTTCAGGACGTTATCAAAAAACAAGAAGAACGAATCAAAGTTCTTGAAGAAAAAATAACCAAATTAGGGGGTTAAAAGATTATGGAACGAATCAAGTTGAACCTGATTCCGTCAGGTGTTGCGCCGATTGTTCATCTTTCGCAGTATGACGACGGAAGAAAGTTCGGAATTGACCTTTTTGAAGGTGAATCCGTTTATGTTCTGGACGGCACCGAAACGCTAACAGTCAATTCAAGGAAACCGGACGGACACGTTGTCACCCTTACCGTAACGAATACGGGAACAAGTTTCCTTGACGTTGACACGGTGGAACAGTTGACCGCCGTTCATGGTGTAAGTTACGCAAAGTTGAAAATCGAAAAAGGTTCCGTCACGATCGCAACACTTTCATTCCTGATTGACGTTTCCCGTGACCCGTTGGAAAACGGCGACCCTTCAGAATCCTTCGTTCAGAATCTTCAGTCCCAAATTGCCGAAGCGGTGTCCGAACAGTATGACGCGGATTCCGTCATCTTCGACCCCACACCCACACAAGGACACGGAACGGGTTTTGCGGTCACTTCCGAAGGTGTGGCAAATGCGTTAGACAACCTTCCTATCCCTGACGAACTGAACGACCTTTCGGATGTCGATATAAGCGATCAGGCACAAGGCGAAGCGTTAGTGTGGGACGGCACAAAGTGGGTCAACGGCACAGTTAGTACAGTTGGTTCGATTGATGATTTGGATGACGTAGACACATCAGGCAAGGCAAGTGGCGACAGTTTGCGTTATAACGGCAACGAGTGGGTAGCAAAGCCGACAACCATTGCATTAACACAAGCCGAGTATGACGCATTACAGACGAAAGAGCCAAACACCCATTATGTCATTACAGACGCACCAAACCTAAACCCAACCGCAAGCGATATTGAATATTCAAGCGGAGTTACAGTAAAGCAAGCGATTGACAGTAAACAAGACAAGTATTGGAAGAAGTTATCGAGTGCATTTGAATTAACGGGCAATGCTACGGGAACTTGGTCTTTTACTGATGATTTATCAACATCAAAATATACAGATATTATGTTTTGTATTTCATTGGTAAGTGATGACAGTGGTGTAAGAAGTTCAATGTCATTATCAAGACTTGGCTTTGAGGCTTATGGTGTTTTCTACGATTATACTATTGGTTCAGACAGAATGTATTTTCAGTTATCAAAGACATCTAATAACAGTTTTACAGTTAGCGGCACAAATCTTGGCGGTATATCTTCACGAGTATTTGTAACGGCATATTATAGATAACACATAAGGCGGTGATATTATGGCTAAACAGATTTACATAGACGAAAACGGAAACGAACAGTTAGTATCAGGCACAATAAATACGGCTGATATGCTCCCAATCGAAAGCGGTTCTGCTACTAACACGAAAGACTATATTGATAATTTAATCAAAACCGCAACAGTTAGCGGAACGACAACAAGTTCAGGTGCTTTGGAAATACCGAGTTCAATTATACCAACAAGGATATTAAATACTGTTTGGAACGGAACGGGGCTTCAAAAGTATGCTTTTTGTCGTGGCGATAATTATCTTCAAGTTTTAGAGAATGACGGAACAACATTAAAGCCTTTGGGAAATGCACAAGTTACTTTTTTGGTTGTATATTACTAATAAGGCGGTGAAAGTATGATTATTGATAGCGAAGAACTAATCAGATATATCGAAAACCCTTGTTTAGATTGCAAGGATAAAAATTCAAGTTGGTGCGAGCATTGTTGTGAAGTTACAAAAATGCTTGACACAGTTGAAAGTTTTATTAGCGAAAAAGAAATAGGTAAGTAATTCGGTATAATTCATATTTTTAGGAATTGAAATCAGGGGAACTTCGGTTCCCCTTTTTAATTGAAAGGGGTGTTGCCTATGACTGAATCAACCTTGACACTAATTGTCGCAATTATCGGAAGTAATGCGTTTTTTGGCTTCCTGACATTTATCATTCAGTTTTTAGTTACGCGATCGGATATGAAACAGAACATTGTCAAACGAATTGATTCGTTGGATGACAAGACGGACAAGAACAAAGCTGAACTTTGTCGAACGCACATATTACGATTTGCGGATGACCTTCGAAACGGGATTCATCATTCTGAAGAATACTTCCGACAACAGATTATTGATTGCGACACTTACGACCATTATTGCGAAAATCACCCTGACTTTTCTAATGGTCTGACAATCGTTGCTTCACACTTCATTCGAAGTGAATTTGAAAAACTATACACACAAGAAAGGAAGAAAGAAAATGAAACTACCTGACAAAGTCTATGACGTTATGAAATGGATTATGTTCCTTGCGGTTCCCGTTGGAACATTCATTCTTGGAATCATTGTCGCAGTCCAGACGGGCGACATTTCGGCAATTATAACGGCGATTTTCGGCGGTCTTGGAACCCTTGCGGGAATCATTGTCAAGATTTCTGACGGAATTTATCAGCTTGAATCGAAAGGCGGTGCGAAATAATGGGTTCATGTTGGAAACAGAAAGCAAAAGACTATTTGTGGTCGATTGTCGGTGAACCGTGCGGGGGAAAAGGAAGTCCGTCCGCGATCGTTGGCGAAATGGACGCAATTTCGTATTATAACTATCCCAAAAACGGCGAAGCTGATTCTTGCGCGATTCTTTGTGACAATTCCGTGCTTCACGCTTGCACCGAACCGTCGTATGATGACGAACCCGACGTTGCAAAATGGACGGCATTGTCCGCAATGTATGAACCGCAGTCAGCGGGTTCAAATGCGGGCGCGGGTTGCGTTCAGAAAATCGGTTATTTCAAACGCGCGGGTGCTTGGTATGAAGATACACAAGACTTTTGCGAATTAGACGAAATTTTCTTCGCAAGTTCAAAATATGTTTCATCCGATAACCCTTACGGTGTTTATCATACGGGAATGATTGTCGATTGGGGTTATATCGAAGAATTAGGAACCGACGGTTTTACTGTCATTGAAGGCAATACAACATACGAAGGGGTCAAAGGTCGTGTTGCTTATAAATATTACGCGTATGGTGACCCCCGAATTTTGGGCGCGGGTCGTCCTAATTGGGACGGTTGGTCGCCTGACGGTAATTCTTCATCCGACGACACGGACACAAAGCCCGAACCCGAACCGACACCCGAACCGAATCCAGAACCTGACCCCGAACCGTATACATTATGGTTCAAGGTTCACACAAACGGCGGTATTCTTCGTTTACGTTCCGCGCCGAATACTTCTTCGGCTTACTTGATCGGAATTCCGAACGGAACCGCGCTTGAATCAAACGCAGTCGTTGAAGGTGAAGAAATCAACGGCGACACAAGGTGGGCGCACACGACATACAAAGGCTACACCGGATTCGTTTCGTGTGCGTGGCTTGATTAAAAGAAATTACTGTTCATAGTAAAATCTCCGTAAAAAGAAATTCCCCTGACTTCGGTCAGGGGTTTTTCTTTTGGGTGAATATTTATACTTTTTAAGTAGGGATTATATTTTAACATTCAATATATGACTTTTTGTATGACATTTGTCGTTTCACGGGTGGACAACCGCAAGGGTTGAAAATTAAAAATGCCTAATTTACAATGATTTTGCGGG